CGGGGGCATCAAAAAAAGATCGGAAGGTGTGAACAATGTTATCTGATGAAGTAAGAAGCGCAGCGGAGAAGGTAAAGAAAGCAATAGACGAAGATCCGGAACTATATGCGGCGCTGGTGACTTGCATTTATTCAGTATTTAAGGAAGAGGCCAAGATCAAGACCGTGCTAGGCTTCACCAAGGACACGGCGCGAAGAGTAGCGGACAGGATCATCGGAAGAGAGGAAGAGACAGAGTGAAGAAGCACCTTTTCCCCGGAAAAGAGAATAAGGAAGAGAACAGAGCGGAGGAAGTGCGGACGGGTACTCTTGACCTCTCCATCTACCCGAAGGACGACAATGGGAACCTGATTGTACCAGACGAAGTATTCGACAAGCACACGAAGGAATTGCCCGATGGAACATACAACGCTTCCAAGACATACAGAGCATACAACGGAGGCAGACTGTACCAGATAGGGAGCGATCCGGTGAGGGATGCGGAGATCACGAAGGCCGGAGCCGACGCGAGTAACGCAACGCAGGCACATCGCAAGACCATGGCCGAGACTATCGACATCCTATTGAAGAAGCCTGCAAAGCCTGAAATACTGGAATCCTTGGGGCTGCCAGACGGAACAGACAACCAGACCGCTGCGCTTGTGGCAATGGTGCTCCAGATGCAGGCAGGAGACACCAAAGCAGCGAACTTCCTTCGCGATACCGTAGGCGAAAAGCCCGTGGATCGGCAGGAGATAGACGCAAACATCATGACGGAAGCAGACAAGGCGCTACTGGATAAGGTATCAAAAAGGCTTGAATCGGAATAAATAGTTGCATGGTACTATGCGAAAAACACGGGTTTATATAACAAACTATTCGCAAAATTACTCTTTCGCGAATAGTTGCACCTAACACCACAAAACGCCGGAAGCCTAGAGCCGCAAGGGTTTGAGGGAATAAGACAGGTCAGCCGGATAGGATCAAGGGCAGGAGAAGCACAGACCACCACAACATATAGTGGAGAGACGCGCAAATTTTTTTCGAATAGATTCCATAGTACACCGGGGGTTGCACCCTACCCCCGGCCTCCCTCCCCCCGGGGGCGGCGGCGCGGTGCACGTGGGAAGGAACTATAGACCTCCCCCGAAATTTTTTGAAAATTTTTAAAACCCGTTCGGGTCATCTAACCATGACAATACATGAGATACGAGAAAAGGAACTTGAAAACTGTAGAAACCACCTTCTGTATTTCGTAAGAAGCTACGGGCACATAGAGGATAGGGACAGCTTAGAGGTAGTCGTACCGTTTGAATTGTGGGACGCACAGGCAGACGCCCTGGAGAAGTTCAGGACGCATAGACGGTCTATCGTATTGAAAGCCCGGCAGCTTGGGATTTCATGGCTGGTACTGCATTATGCGGCATGGATGATGCTAAGACCCCATAAAAGCATCATCGGGCTAAGCGAGAATGAAGAGAAAGCAAAAGAGCTTGTCCGGAGGATGGCGGATGTAATCTTAACGAACATGCCGGAACTGATTGCGAAAAAAGGAGAGATTCCAAAAGGCTGGAAGGGGCTATGGTTTGAGAGTACGGCATTAAGTGTGACGGTACACTTTCCGGATGGATCAGAGAGCATGTTTAAATGCTTTCCTTCCTCGGAGAATGCAGGAAGGTCCTTTACGGCGGATTTGATCATATTTGACGAGTGGGCGTTTCAGCAATTTGACAGGCAGATATACGGTGCGGCATTACCGGCAATCAATAGACCAAACGGCGGTCAGATTATCGGGGTATCAACGATCAAGAGAGGTTCCCTGTTTGAAGAATTATGGGTAGACCCGAACAACACCTATTGCAAGATATTCATTCCCTGGTACGCAGACCCAAAGAGGGATGAGAAGTGGTATGAGGACACGAAAGCGGATTTACCCGATCCTGCAACAATGACCGCGGAGTACCCGGCAACAGTTGAGGAAGCCCTTACGGTACCGGGTGGAGCGTATTTCCCGGAGGTATCAGATGATTCGATCATCACGAAGGACGAACTTACGGGCAAGAAAGTCACGTATTTCTTCATGGATTATGGCCTTGATAAGCTGGCGGCCTATTGGGCAAACCGGGACGCATATGGGAACTCACAGATTATACATGAACACTACGAATCGAATTTGACGGTAGGCGAAGCGGCTGCGGTGATTATCAACCTTACCGGTAGACTTTACATCGAGAAATCCATCACAAGAGTGGTTCAGTATTTGGCGCCTCCGGATTTATGGAACCGTCATTCTGATACCGGGAAAAGCACCGCAATCCTCTTTCATGAACAGGGGATCAATCTTACAAAGGTCAATAACGACATAGAGGCCGGGTGTTATGCAATGAAGGAATTGTTAAAGCATCAACCTGGAATGAAATCCAGATTAACGGTATTGGGAAACGCGGCGCCGAACCTTGTCAGGAGCCTAAAAAAGATCCAAAGAGACGAAAAAAGGCCAAATGTCTATGCAAAAGAGCCTCATGAGTTGACGCACGCCGTAGATGCTCTTAGGTACTACTCAATTTACTGGACAAACCCGGCGATAGATGAGGCGGCGATAAACAGGAAGCCTTGGCGCGAAGATATGTATGAAGACTATGAAAACGCCTCGGAAGAGGACAAAAAGATGCTGATTGAACGGTGGGGAGAACCGGCATGAGGTGGTTTAAAAAGATGGTGGATAAAGCAGCAGCACCGGAAGAACTGAAAAAATGGAAAAAGCGGCTTGAAACATCAAGCGATTTCTACTCAAACAATAAGAACCGCATGAAGCTCTATGACAAATACTATGACGGCGACAGATCTATGCAGGCGAACCCGAACACCGGGAGAGCGGTAACAAAACAGGCAACCAATGTGCGGAATATCGTATACGAGCTGGTCGAAAGCCAGGTTGATTCAGCAATACCGGCGCCGAAGGTACGGGCGATTCATGGTTCTGACACGGAGCTTGCAAAAAAGGTTGAACACTTACTGGAAAACAAGATCAAAACATGCAAGCTCGGGATTTTAAACGATGAAATGGATCGAACGGTAAAGATCAGCGGCGGCGATTTCTTTCACGTTCAATGGGACCAGACAAAAGGATTACATTCTGAAATCGGGGATCTTCGCATTACGGAGGTATACCCGGAAAAGCTCATTCCGCAGCACGGCATGATTGACATAGAGGAAATGGACTATTTCTTTGTGCAGGAATACATGACAAAGAAACAGGTCAAGAGGATCTATAACGTAGACGTGTCTGACGCGGTAAACGATGAAGCAAGCAGCGACCGGGAAGGCGTGTCGGCAAATGATGATATTGTGACCGTCAACACCGCATATTATCGGAATGATAAAGCCGGGATCGGGGTATATGTTTGGTGCGACGTATACGAACTTCTGGCCATGGAAGACTATGAGGCACGGAACCTTGTGCGTTGTAAAAAGTGCGGCGCTGTGATGCAGGATGGAAAGTGTCCGGAGTGCGGCAGCAAAAAAGGTGAGAGACGCGCGGAGGATTATGAGGAGCTTGTGGAGGCTCTGGAAGTAAAGACGGACTTCGGCAGTATGCAGACGGTAAACCCGGAGGCAGAAGAACAGGTTCCTATGCTGGATCCCATGGGAAACCCCATGATGAATGGCGATATGCCCGTTATGGAGATCAAAAAGACCAAGAAAAAGATCCCATATTACAAGCCAAATGTTTTCCCGATTGTTCTCTGGAAGAACATTTCCGAAAAACAAAAATTCCTCGGCGGCTCGGATGTAAAGGTCATTATTGACCAGCAGGACACCGTAAAAAAACTCGGTTCAAAGATCAATGAAAAGCTGCTGAAAGGAGGCTCTTACGTCACCCTTCCAAGAGGGAAAAAGGTGGAAACCACCGACGAAGAACTTAAAATCCTTCGGGTTGACAACGAGGCAGAAGCAAACCTTATAAAGACGATCAATGTTCAGCCGTCAACACAGCTTGATGCGCAGTATTTGGAGACAAATTATCAGTGGGCGAAATCATCACTCGGTATTACGGACTCCTATCAGGGTAAATATGACCCGTCAGCAACGAGCGGCATGGCGAAGCAATATGCCATCAATCAGGCCGCCGGAAGGTTGGAGTCAAAAAGGACCCTCAAAAATGAGGCGTATGCAAAGCTCTATGAGATCATGTTCAAGTTTTGGCTGGCGTACTCGGATCAAACCTCACAGATCAATTATGAGGATGCAGACGGGATGGAGGTATATGACGAGATCGACCGTCATGAGTTTCTTCGGATTGATAAGGCCGGAGAATTTTATTGGAATGATGAGTTTATCTTCGAAACAGACCCGACCTCAACGCTTATGACAAACCGTGAAGCACTTTGGAGTCAGGCTGATGTGGCATTACAAGCCGGGGCATATGGACCGCTTGGAGACCTCAACACAGCCCGTCTTTACTGGAAGATCCAGCGGGCAAACGGAAAGCCAGGAGCCAATGCCGCTTTGAAAGATATTGAAGAGAGAATCGCAAAACAGGAGGAAATGCAAAATGCAATGTCCGCAATGCAAAACGGAGGCCAAAATCCGATCCAACCGATTAGTTGAAAGAGCAGACGGGAGCCTTGCTTATCGGATGGATTTTGAGTGCCGGACAAAGAAATGTCCGAGCTACAAGCAGATAATCGCTACAGAGTATGATCCCGTCACACCTACCAAGGATGAATAATTCATTTATTCATAAATTCGCAGGCGAAAAGCGTAAAAATCGCAGGATTCGCAGGAAAGCGCAAAAATCCAAAGGAGCATTATGAAAGAAAAAGAATTGAGGATGCAGTTGCAGTTTTTCGCAGATGAAAGCGCAGAACCGGAAGCCGCTGACCCGGAATCTGTGGAAAGCCAGGAAACCGAAGGAGATGAGACTCCCGAAGAAACGGAATCTTCCGATGAATCGGAGGGAGAACCGGAACAGTCAGCCGAGGAAAACGCGATTTACGCCAAACTCCGGCGCAAAGCAGAGGAAGACGCGCTTCGGAAATATGAAATGAAGCGGCAGCAGGAACAGGCAAATGTTGATGCTTTCTACGCAAAGCAGTGCGAAGGGAAGGTAAACCCAGAGACAGGCAAACCGATCCTTACCGAAGCGGATTACCGTGAGGCACTGGCGGCGCAGGAGCGTGTGGCAATGAAAGCCCAGATGCAGCAGGCCGGCGTTGACCCCTCACTGATTGACCGTGCAATCATGGCCAGCCCGGTTATGCAACAGGCGCAGCAGGCAATTCTTGAAAACCAGAACAACAACGCATCCCGGATGATGCAGGAGGACATAGAGGCGATTATCGCTCTTGACCCTACCGTAAGCAAAGCAGAAGACATATGGGCGCAGGAAAACATATGGGAGTGTGTGAACTATGTGAACACGCACCCGGGCGCAAGACTCACTGACGCATATAAACTTGTGAACTTTGACCGTCTTACTTCGGCAAGAACGGAGGCGGCGAAGCAAAGCGCAGTCAACGCGGCGAAATCCAAGGGACACCTTGGGAGTACGTCAGGAGTCAGCGGAGCCTCGGAGCTTGCAGACATTCCGGAGTCCGTGATCGGTCAGTGGGAAGAGTGGTTCCCGGAAAAGTCACGGAAGGAACTGAAAGAACTCTATAACAAGAGTATTTCCGCTTAACAGCAGAAAGGGAAAAAATCATGGCAGTAAATGTTAGAGACAATGTGAAAAATGATCTTTTGTGGAAGGAGTGGGCGACACTCCTGAACGGCGTGATCTTCGACGCAGACGCGCAGCAGAACAATTACGACGATCTTGTGAAGGCGCTCTACAATGTCCAGACTTCAAAGAGATGGGGCGAAAAGGCAGCGACCTTCGGAGGGCTTGGCGACTACACCTCGAAGGTTGAGGGGGCCGCAGCGGATCAGGATGAGGCAATCGAAGGCTATGCAAAGTTCATCGAGCATGTGACCTTTGCGAAAGACGCGATTATCTCCAAGGAGCTTCTGGACGACAACCAGATCGAGGAGGCCAAGGCGAAGATGTTCAACCTTGTCATGGCGTACAAGAGAACCCGGGCGAAGCTGGCTTCCATGGCGCTAACATCCTCTGTGGATTCAACCACGACCATGAGTTTTGGCGGCAAGACCATCGACATTTCCGGCGCAGATACGCTTGCGCTTTTCAACACGGCGCACCCGCTGAAAAACGCTTTCAGTACCGGCACGACCAACATCACCATGAGCAACCTGTTTAGCAATGACCTCGGCTCCACGACGGTTGTGCTGAACAAGATCAGTAACAGGATTCGGAACTTCAAGGACGACCGCGGCGAGGTTCTCGGCTTCGATGCAGACACTATCGTGATCCCCGGCGACGACCCGGAATATGAGGACTTCGTAAAGAAGCTGATCGGGTCCGACGGTGAGGTGGGATCGAACAACAACGATATCAACACCCAGCGCGGCAAATGGAAGCTCGTTGTGGATTACCTCTGGACGGAAGCTACCGGCCATCCGTACATCGTAATGTCCAGCAAGGCAAACAAGGCGCTGCTTGCTTCCCGGTTCTATGACCGCACGAAGCTTGACATTATGAATGATGTTGATGTTCACAGCCGGAACCTGACGTACAACGGCTTTGGCCGTATGTCTTGCGGCTTCACGAACTGGCGTCATGTAGCCATGGGCGGCGTAACAGGCGGCACAAGTCTGTAAAGTTCACAGAGGGGGATTTTTCCCCCTCTTTATTGAGGAGAAAATTATGCACATAGTAGGAGAAATTATCGTGATCCAGGGGAAAACCTACCAGATCACGGCAACAGACGGCGTGAATTACGCCTATAAGCCGTATGAGAAAGAAGCGGAGGAAAAACCGAGAAAGCGTAAGAAAGCAGAGGAGTAAACGATGGCGGCAGTAACCACTTGGGGAGAGATCAAACTGGCAACCTTGCAGAAAATGTTTTCAGCGAACGGCCAGACGATCAAACCGGATTCATCCACAACAGAATATATAAACGGGATGCCACAGGTGGCGAATGAGGCTTTAGAGCTGCTTTCCACATCGGGGAAATTCCTCATTGGGCGGTACGACTACACCAATTATCCCACGGAGCCGATTTTTGGAAAGATGGGCGCGACCACTATCCAGAATGACAATGTGGTGTATAAGGCAACCGGCGTCAAGGCATATTACTTCACAGCACAGGGAAAAGCATCTCTGACCATTTCTGTTGCTGGGGAAGAGCTTGAACCGATTGAGATTGATACAGATACCTTTACCGTCTTCAAGGGGCTGATTGAAAACACGGATGAGTCGGAAGTGGTATTCACATTTGAGGCTCCGTTTCGGGTGACACTACGGAATATTGCTTTCTATGACAAGAACTTCGAATCCGAGGAAGACATAGACCAGTATGAGGAGTATATTCACATCCGGATGAAAGACGTCTTAGACGACTTTTATCAGCTTGCGCCAAACGAGATCTACTATGAGTCGGAAAGTTATGATTACATTGTGGCGAATGAGTATTTTCAGGAAGCATTTGACACATTGGTGATCCCAAGAAGTAAGCCGGGGATCTATACGATCTATTACCGGAGATACCCCGGAAAGATTACCTTTGAGACACCGGACGATTATGAACTTCCGATTGACCCCGAGGTGGCTGCACTGATTCCCCTTTATATGGCTTCGCAGCTATACAAGGACGATGATAATGCCATTTCTACAGTTTACCGGAATGAGTTTGAGGTTGCCCGTGAGAATCTGACGCAATCCGCAGATATCCAGAAGAGAGAATATTTTACTTCTGAAAGTGGGTGGGTATAATGCCTGTTCAATTCAAAATCCCTGCATCACCGGCGGTTCATGTATACGAATGCAATGATTTCCTTGGTGCGGACTTCACCTCGGAGGCATCGACCGTAGACGAAACAAAATCTCCGAACGTGGAGAACATGATCCGGTCCGTTCCTGGAAAAATCCGAAAGAGGATGGGGTATAAGACGGTTGAGGACTATGGAGAATGTATCTACGGAGTCCATCATTTAACCGCGTCCGATACATGGCTGATTCACGCCGGGAACAAACTTTATGATTATAAGGCGATAAAAGGCGGCGACTGGATTGACCATGCCGACAATGAAATCGTTGATACCGATGAAAAGAATATTGCCTTTGTGACAGGAGATATATCCGCGACCTTAGTATATGAGGGTATGGCGGAACACAGGTCGGTATCGTTTGAACTGAACATGAAGCTCGTCATTTTGGACGGCACCTCCATAAAGATCTATGACGGCCTGCGAGTGATGGGCTTGAACGATTTGGCATATATTCCGACGACATATATTGCCAAGGTTCCGGGGAATTTTAGCGCTGGTACAGAGTATGAGCCGTTGAACCTGGTGCAACCGGCCTATATCGAAATGTTTACCGTGGATTCTGACCATTCCAGCGCAAAAAACTTTTGTCTGTCCTTTACCCCGCTTGACGCAACTAAGGTAAAGGCGTGGGTCTTGGACAGTGAAGGGACGTGGATAGAAAAGACAGAGGGAACGCATTTCACGGTAAACCGTAGCACGGGAGTCGTAACATTTTCCAGTGCGCCAGGAGTTACTCCTATATCCGGCGAGGATAATGTAAAGATCCAAGCCTACAAGACCGTCCCCGGATATGCAGATCGGATCAACCATTGCACGATTGGCGCCTTGTTCGGAGTCAATGGAGCAGACGACAGGCTTTTTGTAAGCGGAAACCCAGACAAGGGAGTCAATGATGATGGGGATTTGTTCTCTTATATCAACTTTGACTGGTTTTCGCAACAGTACGACCCAACATATTTCGGCGATACGTGGTATGCGCAGCTTGGCTCGGATAGTTCGGCGATTATGGGGTATTCCATCATCAATAACTATCTGGCAGCGCATAAGGACGCAAATGAAAAGTCGCAGTCGATCCTGATTAGAGAAGGAGACCTGGTTGTTTCGACAGACGCAGAAGGAATTGAACGAAGCAATCCGACCTTTAAACTGATTAACACTCTGCAAGGAGCCGGGGCGGTATCGAAGTATTGTTTTGCTTATCTCGCCACGGAGCCGGTGTTTTTAAGCCAGCTCGGGATCTATGCAGTCACCGCACAGGATATTACAGGTGAGAAGTATGCGCAGGATCGAAGCTACTACCTGGAGGGAAAGCTACTTCAAGAGGAAGGGCTTGACGATGCGTTTGCGTATCAGTGGAAGGACTACTACATCCTTTGTATAAATACGCATATGTATATTCTTGACGGATTGCAACCGATTCACACAGACAGGTCAAGGCCGTATGCCACAAGACAGTATGTCGGATTCTATTTCACGAATGTACCGGCGAAGGTGGTTTTTGAGATAGATTCAGAACTTTATTTTGGAACCCCCGACGGGAAAGTGTGTAAATTCTACACGGATTCCACGGACATAGAATCATACAACGACGATGGGGAGCCAATCACGGCAATATGGGAAACGGCGGATATTTCCGAAAAGCTATTTTACAAGAATAAAACCTATCGGTATTTGGCTGTAAGGTGCATGCCAGAGGTTATGTCTTCAATACAGATATGGGGACAAAGACACGGGCTATGGGAACAGATTATCGAGAACAACACCTCGATTAAGAATTTCTCATTTACGAACCTTATCTTTTCAAAAATGACATTCTCCACGGATAAGACACAGAAAGTTGTTTCGACAAAAGTGAGGCTGAAAAAGCTGGATCATGTCAGGTTCCGGTTTATCAATGATAAGCACAATGAGCCTATTGGTATCAATGATTTCGCGGTGGAATACCGGCAGAATGGAAACCATAAGTAAGGAGCAGATATGTTTACAAGGATTGATAGAACTGATAAAGGCGTAGTAGGTCTTCCGGACACTCCGAACCTTTCTACTACAGAGATGCAGGAAAAACTTGACGAACTTGGAGCCATGGCCGTAGACGGTGCAAATCATCTTATGGACGAACTGGAAAACAACGGTGCGGCCAATATTGGGATGTTGCCGCCTCCTGGGTATGATGGAGAAGAAAATGTGCAGGCAATCCTTGATGACACGGCGGCAAAAGCAGGCCAATCGGCAGCAATGGCGCATACTCACGCGAATAAGAGCATACTGGACACAATCACACAGATATTTATCGACACGTTGCAGCGGCTTGTGACGCTATTTGTAAATATCACAAGCATATCAACGTCAGTCACGGATTCCAACAACGCGATCCCTACATCACATGCAATCGTAAACTACGTCTCCCGGATGGGCGGCGGCGATATGATGAAAGCAACATATGATTCTAATGAGGACGGAAAGATTGACAATGCGGAGCACGCCGACACCGCTGACACGGCAACGACCGCAGAGAGAGCAACTTCCGCGGAGAATGCAGACACAGTAAATAGCATTTCGATCAGCAATGTGGGAGAAGATTTTTTCCTTACAAAAGAATCTCTTACAAAGAAAGTTGCTACCGGTGATTTAATCGTAACTACGACAGAAGATCCCGGCGAGGGCGCTCCCATGACTTCGCAGATTCTATTGGTATACACGGTATGAGCGTATCAAAGGTATATGTCAATGTAAACGGCCTATCAAAGCTGGCCAATATAGAGGCAATCTACCGAAATGACGGTGGCAAGACAAGAATTTGTGAAAAAGCCTATGCAAACGTCGGCGGCGAATCTCTTTTGTTTTGGGAGAATCACCCATACGAAATCGTCACATGGGCGGATGGAACGGATGAACAGATCATTGCTATGCTTGATGCTCATTACGCCGGAAAGATCAATATAGGCGATTATTGGTCTGTAGGGGATGAAAGAACAGTAAGGCTTTCCGCAATGGCCGCAACAGGCGTAAGCGAGGCTCACGTAGCGCAAAATGTAAAACTTGTATTGATGAGTTACCAAGGCAAAAACCTTGTTTCACCGATAAAAGACAAAACCAAGGCCGCTTTTGTGGTCGGCCTAAAAGGATGCCTGGCAAGTGGGTCCACCGCAGAAACGGGATACCTGAACAGCACATCGTCAAATGTCGGAGGGTGGAGAGACAGCGCAAGAAGGTCATGGTGCAATGAGGTATTCAGAAACGCAATTCCCTCCACGTTAAGACCGATTTTCAAACAGTTCCAGAACTACTCCGGGGAAGGAAATGCGCTTACATCGGTTGTACTTACTAATGATTATTTCGCACTTCCAGCAGAAATCGAAGTGACCGGTGCAAAGGGTTACTCCGCCGCCGGAGAAGGAACGCAGTTTGATTACTATGTGACAGCGGCAAACCGTAAAAAACCTATTGGAACCACCACGACAAATGTAGCTTACTGGACAAGATCAGCAACGACAAGCTATTCGACCGCATCATACAACAAGCAAAGGTTTGAATCTATAAGCACAAGCGGAGCCGGCACAACCACAGCCGCCTCAACCAAAAGAGGACTATCCCCGTTTGGGTGTATATAGGAGGAAAAAATGGCAATCGACAAGATTCAGATAACAGAATTGATCGAGAAGACGGAAGCAGACGACACGGATTATCTCGCAATCGAATCCAGCGACGGAAGCGCTACCAGAAAAATTAGTGTAGAGAATTTCAACGGATCTTCGGCGGCAACCGCCCGAGCATATGCAGAAGCTGCACAGGCGGCGGCAGAAGAAATCGAGGGTGAGATTGATACGGCGACAGAACTTGTAAGACAGGCAACCGTATCGGCAAGAGATGCCGCAAGCAGCGCGTCAGATGCAGCAGCCGCAGTAACAAACGCACAGAACTATGCTTCTTCTTCGCAAATATACAGCCATAATTCAAATTCCAGTGCGGAACAGGCGGCAGGATCAGCACTGACCGCAAGTTCTTCCGCTACGGATGCGACAGGTAAGGCGGTATTGGCGGAGTCCTATGCGAGAGGCGGCACGAATACCAGAGAGGGGGAGGACACCGACAACGCCAAATACTACAAAGAGCAGGCTGAACAGGTGGCGTCCACTATCGACACACAGGTTGAAGATGCGGAGGCGTGGGCGAGAGGCACAAGGGGTGGCACGGATGTTGAGACCACAGACCCCACGTATCACAATAACTCAAAGTATTATTCAGAACAGGCTTCAACGAGCGCCGCGAGTGCCGGCACGGCAAAAACCGCAGCCGAAACCGCACAGACCGCCGCAGAAGCCGCACAGACCGCCGCGGAAACAGCAGAGGATAATGCACAGGAGTGGGCTGAGAAATCTCCTTATATCGGCGCAAACGGGAACTGGTACGTATACGATTCCACAGAGGGCGATTGGGTCGATACCAATATCCCGGCACAAGGCGAGAAAGGCGATAAGGGCGATAAAGGCGATACTGGCGCAACAGGAGCACAGGGCGCGACAGGAGCGACAGGAGATAAAGGAGATAAAGGCGATAAGGGTGATACAGGAGCAACAGGAAACGGTATCTCCAATATCTCCAAGATTTCCTCATCGGGTCTTGTAGATACTTACCGCGTGACCTTTACCAATGGACAGACCTACGACTATACAGTGACAAACGGCGCAGACGGTACGGGTTCGGTGTCATCCGTCAATAATGTTCAGCCTATCGGTGGAAATGTCACGCTTACTTTCTCAGACGTAGGAGCATTAAAGAACGTCACAGGTACACAGGGACAGGTTATCGGGTTCGATTCATCCGGACAGCCCGTAGCGCAGAATGAAGCGGCGGCAGCAGTTACTTCCTTTAATAGTAGGACAGGCGCGATTTTACCCGCCAATGGAGACTACACAGCTTCGATGGTAGGTCTTGGGAATGTCCCGAACGTGGCAACAAACGACCAGACACCTACTTATACCGAAGCATCTACGTTAAGCGGATTAACGAGCGGAGAAGTATTATCCACAGCTTTTGGGAAGATTAAGAAAGCCATTTCGGATTTAATTTCACATATCTCAAACACTTCCAATCCCCACAGTGTAACAGCGGCACAGGTGGGGCTTGGGAATGTAGATAATACCGCGGACGCAAGCAAGAGCGTATTATATGCGACATCGGCGGGTTCAGCGACTTCTGCAACATCCGCTGATTATGCAACGGACGCAGGAACGGTCAATCAGCACACCGTAGCATCGGACGTTCCAAGTAATGCAGTGTTCACCGATACCACCGATTTAACCCAGATGACAGGAACCCTTCCGGTTGCCAATGGTGGAACAGGTCAGACCACAGTAGCAGGAGTAAAGACCGCACTTTCCATTGACAATGTAAATAATACATCGGATGCCAATAAGCCCGTTTCAACGGCACAGCAAGCGGCGATAGATGCACAGGGCGGTGTATGGTCAACATCGGTATCGTGCGTGACAGGGGACACCACAGCAACGATTTCAAACGCGGCGATCGCCACCACATCCACCATTGAGGCATATAGCCAGAACACGAGTGGTACTCCTATCGCAGTAACAAGTTACACCGTCACAACAGGTCAAGTAGTGCTTGGGTTTGCGGCACTTACAGAAGCAACGAGTTTCAAAGTAAAGATTTATAACTAAGGAGGAAATTATGAGGTATTACGTAGTAAGAGTTGAGTACAACACACAGGCACAGGCAGAGAACCGTCAGATTTACGGGTTTGACACTCTGGATGAAGCACGGAAGAAATTCCATGAGATCATGAGGGAGGACATCAACAGCGAACTTCTGAATCGTGCGTTATGTGTCATCATCAACGAGCACTGCGGCACGGAGCAGAAAGAAACATGGTATCGCCCAGATGAAACTCCTGAGGACGGTGAATAATGGCTTACTTTAAATGCCCGAAAACTTCATCTGGTGGCGGCGGTGATACTGCTATTTATGGCGCAGAATGGGCAGGCACATCTGACCCCGCTTGGACAAGGACGGATGATGCCGTGGGTCTTGCTGACCCGAACCCTTATTATGTCGGCATGACAGGCGATCCATCGTCACCCTTTGACAATATCATGCCTTGGTCTGGGATGGAGGCTGTAGAGGACACCGAAGCCGGTACTCTGGTGAAGATCCCGAAGTTTTATTACAAGTGGACACGGAACGATCCGGCAATGAAACTTCAAATTTCCATGACAAAGCACGAAGGGTTTCTTTGCTCCCCGGCTCACGCTGACAGGGGGGATGGCGCAGGGGAACGAGATTACGTTTATGTAGGGAAATATCATTGCGCCGCCAGCACCTATAAATCATCGTCCGGCGTATTGCCACAAGCAAGTCAAACCAGGGCGGCATTTCGCTCTGCCATCAGCGCGCTCGGTACCAGCATATGGCAATGGGATTATGCGATGCTGTGGACGATCCGCATGTTGTATCTAATAGAATTTGCGCATTGGAACTCACAGTTAAAAATTGGCTATGGGTGCGGTAATAATTCCGCCGCAGAGAATAATGGGCTAACAGATACATTTGCTTATCACACAGGTACAAACACTTCCTCGCGTTCCGCTTACGGTCACGTAAAGTATCGACATATTGAAGGACTCTGGGACAATGTTAGGGACTTTGTAGATGGAATCGTCTTTAGCAGCACAAATGTTCTTTGCATAAAAAACCCGGCAGAGTTTTCCGACACAACAGGAGGCGTAACAGTCGGAACGAGATGGACCGGATCAAGCGGAAATGACATAAAGTCGTGGACAAACCCATCTGCTAATGGGTTCGAATACGCCCTATATCCGGCATCTATTGGGAGCGATAGCGCATACGCAACATATGTGTGCGACCGCGTCTACGGCTCTTCGCCTTCGGTCGTTCTGAACGTTGGCGGTAGCTATGGCCAGTCCCAGTATTGCGGGTTGTTCTACTCGTGCGGTAACTCTGTTTCTTACTCGAACGCGTACGTCGGCTCACGTCTCCAAAAACTGCCCTAAAGGGGGAGTTTGAGGGGGATTTTCCCCCTCATGAAAACTATGCAACAAAAGTGATGAAATTATAAAAATGGGGTTTCTACACCAGATTGTCTATGTTCCGTTCTTTGCGTCAACGGCTCTTCAACGAGTACAACGACTATAACGCGGAACTACCCATAAGGAGGAAAAATGACAATCGAATTGGCAATTCTTTTACCAACAGTATCATGCGCGGTGGCGCTTCTGTCGCTTATCTTCGTCACACACCGAAATACCCGGCTTGACCTCAAAGCGGACGAGAAAGAGCGGAAAGAGGAAGCGGAAAGCCGAACAATGATAATCGTAAAACTGGAAGGGATGCAAGAAGACCTTCGGGAGATCAAGGAAGAGATCAAGGCTATCAATGACCGGATCAAGGATCATGATAAGGAGATAGCGGAACTTGACCGCAGGCTCACAAGAGTGGAAGCATCCTCGGCGGCGGCACACCACAGGATTGACAAGAACTTTGGAAGAGACGAGGACGGGATAGATGGATAGATATATCAAGGTGAAGATCCCGGAGACAAAGAAGCAGTTTTCCAAATGGTCGCTTGGGTTTTCGGCGAAGGTTCTGACGGTGGTGTTTATCCTGTGGGGAATCTCAATCATCTTCTGTATGTTTGTGATTGCCTACGCCCTTATGACCACCGGGAACATAGCGGAGCCAGTGAACTTCATGCATGAGGTCAATTCTACATTCGGAACGGCAGTAATCGGAATACTCATCACCCGGACGGTTGGCAATGTATTCCAGTACAATGATGGATCAATCTTTGGCAAGTCCAGAAAGGAGGACAACAATGACAGTACAGGTAGCGGCATTTTTACTGATGATTTGCTCGGTGACGACGGGGCTAATCGTAGAGGCGATTAAGAAAACATTTGGAGCGAAGACCCCGACAATCACGGCGGCAATCGTATCGGGAGTAGTAGGGATAGCGGTACCTATCGGATATCTCGTTATCGGAGGTATATCTATCACGGCACAGGACATTGTTTATATCGTTGCAATGGTGGTGCTTACGTGGCTGTGCTCTACGCTTGGCTATGACACCGTAAAGACTGCATACAGTCAGATAAAAAAGTGATGGATGTGTTGGAATCGTTAGGAGTCGATTTAGATGAGGAGTTGGACTATGACTAAGATCGGATCAGCAAGAATCAGTGAGAACGGAACAATATACGGTATTGCCGGAGATCAGAAGCAGACCTCCGCGGAGGATATGTCCGGAGAAGTATCGCAGCAGGAGTTTTATCTCCACAAGAAAGGCTGGATCGTCCTCCGGGCGAAAGATAAGGGAACCCGGAAGGGGCTTGCCCTGTCCATGAGAACAGCTTGTAATAATCCCATGATCGGGTATTCACAGGCAGACCGGTACGGAGTGGTAAAGCATGGTACAAGTTCAACAGTTCCCTGCAATGCGGATTGCTCGTCTCTGGTACGGAGATGCGTTTTAGAAGCCTCCGGAATTGACCCAGGAGACTTCAACACAGCAACAGAGGTAAAGACCCTGATGCGGACGGGTCTGTTTGACAAGCTCGTTTATGTTAAGGGAATGGATCTTAAGGAGGGGGACATCCTTGTAACCCAGACCAAAGGCCATACAGCGATCGTGACGCAGGAGGAAACATCCATAGAGGAAGATCGTCCTACCAATTATCGCTTTGGTATTGATGTTGCCAAGTGGCAAGGCGTGATTGACTGGGCGAAGGTAAAAACCTCCGGTCATGGCGATTTCGCCGTTTTGAAATGCACGAAAAAAAATAACCAGATCGAGGATTCCTTTGCCCGGAATTACGCCGGGGCCGAAGTGCAGAACATCCCCATTGCAGTGTACCGTTATGTATATGCCAAATCGGTAGGTCAGGCCGTAGAGGAAGCCAACGGCATCATTGCCGCCCTCCGAGATCGTTACATCGAGGGCGAGGTGTGGCTTGATATGGAGGATTCCAGTATCCGGAATATCGGGAAAGCCGCCCTCACCGTTATCATCGACACCGAAGCGGACATACTGAAAGCCCACGGCTACAAGGTTGGGATTTACTGTAATACTGATTGGTATTATCACGTACTGGACGGTGCGCAGCTTGCCACAAAGTATAAGTTCTGGATTGCGAAATTCGGGAAGAACACCGGGAACGGATCGTGGCAGAACCGGGAGGACGATCCGAGTGATATAGCTTATGCATGGCAGTACACGAGCAAGGGAGTAGTCCCAGGAATCACAGGTAACGTAGACTTAGACCTTATTTATTGAAAGGAGAGTAAGTTATGGCACACGTAGAGGGAATGAACAGAAGTCCCAACAGCACCCTTAAAACATCCAGCACCGGTCAGAAGTATTGGGATGACGGATCACAGCGAAAGGCGGCAGCACAAGCGGCAGCAGCGCAGAAACAGGCGGCAGCGGCAAGAACGGGCGGCGGTGGAGGATATGTGGCCCCGGCAGCAGCACCAGCCCCAGCCCCGGCAGCGCCGGCATTTGACGAGGAGGCTTATCTGGCGCAGCTTCAAGCACAGATGCTTGCGGAGCAGAGGGCAAGAGCGCAGGAAGCATATAACCGCAACATGGGACGCATTGCAGACGCATACAACAACGGCATTAGTGCATTGCAAGGGAACCTCAATACATCCAAACAGCAGCTTGGTATTGCCAGGGATGCGTCAAACAAAGACATTACAAGGGATGCTGAATCCTCTCTCCGGGCGGCGTACATAAACAACATGATGAGCAAGAGGGACATGCGGCAGAATATGTCTGCACAGGGCTTAAACGGCGGCGCGGCAGAGTCTACAATGGCCTCCATTTCCAACAACTACGGAACATCCCGTAACAACATCGAGACGACCAGGAACCGGAACATTGAGGACTTGGAGAGAACCTACAACAACAACATTGCGCAGGCGCAGATGGCATACAATCAGGCGGCGGCGGATCTTTATTCACAGAAAATGGCTATGGAGATGCAGGCGGAAAACGCATTAAATAACATGATGGATAGCTACTCGTCGGACGTCATGAGTCTGGTTAAAAGTAATCCTCAATTTCTCTCTGCTCTTAACAGTGCGC